CCGAGGCGGTTGATGGCCTCCATGCCTCCGTCGATTACACGATGGAGGTTGATCCTTGCGGACTCAAAGTCGGACCTCGCGCTGTCGTCGTGCGCCTTGGCCAGTATGGTGTCGACCGGGTTGCTCGCGAGCGGGACCATCCCGAGCGCGGAGCTCAGGGGGTCGGTGTTCGAGCTCTTATCATCATTCAAATTCAGTGATTCCTATAACATATCCGAAGTCGTCGGTGGCCAGGATCTCGTTGACCGGAATGGAGAGCGCGGCGTTGGAGGTCGGCGCCCCGTTGGCCTGAAGTCCAGGCTGGGTGTGTATATTTACAGAGACACTGGTGTTGCCTATCGCGTCCCTTATGTCCTGTGTGTTTGCCACGTAGAAGTTCGTGTTGGCGAACTTGATCACGCCGCGGTTCTTCACAGGACCGTAGAGGTAGCCCTTGAGGGTGAAGTCGAGGGTCCACATGAGCGAACGTCTCTTGCTGAAGTCACCCTCGTAGTTGTCCGTGAGCGTTACGTCGTTGAGGATCACCGGGATGTCCATCTCGATGTTAAGCTCGGGGATCAGCTTGACCTTGCTGCTCCAGTCCGGCGTGAAGAACGGTAGGATCTGCTCGACTATCTTCGTGCCGTCCTCGGCGTTCTTGACCAGGATCGTCAGCTCGAAGTTGAAGTTGTACGCGACCGGATTGTACTGGTAGACGGTGCTGTTCGGGCTGGTCGTGTTCGCTGCGAACGAGCGGTTGATCGTCGGGAGCTTCCTCGTGCCGTCGTACCTCATGCTCTTCATCTCGAAGGTCATGAGCGGGAGCTCGACCGAGAACGGACGGCTGATCGTAGGATCGGCCTGGACGCGGGCCAGCATCTTATCGCGAGGACCGTAGGTCAGCGGGACCTTCATGATCTCGTTGGTGACACCCGTCGAGTCGGTCCGCCTGATGTATATGTCGTTGAACAGGGTGCCGAACACGATTATGTACTTGCGGATCGTGCTGAAGTAGTACATCTCACCGAACATTAGAACACTCCCGTCTCAGAGAAAGGATCGTGCTCGGAGAAGTCGATGAACGAGTCGGATTCTATCTGGATCTCGTCGTTCTCAGCAAGCGGGTTGATGTTCGTCTCGATGAACTTCTCGCTCACGAGGTAGTCGTACTCCTGAGTGACGAGGTAGTTTCCGTCCTCCGTCATGATTGCCCAGTCGAGGATGTTCTGGCTGTACTTCTGCTGCAGCGAGTCGATGAACGACAGGCCTGTGTTGAAGGTCTCGCCTGCGTACTCGAACAGCTCGCACGTCATCTCCCACGTCTGCAGGGCGCCGAGCTGGTAGAACATCTCGAACTTGTTGACGTACTTGATCTGGAAGCACTTGTTGTTGAGCGGGAAGTATATCAGGTCGCCTTCGTTAGGCCTAGGCTGGTTCGTTATCGAGCCGATCTCCTGCGCGAAGATGCGCTGTGCGACCGAGAACTTCACCTGGTCTCGTATCTCAAGACCGAACTTGCTCATGAAGTTACCGTCGCCGCCGAAGCCGTCGATCGACTTGATGTACATCGCGATCATCGTCGCGCTGTTGTAGCTCGACTGATCGTCCTCACCGCGGATGGGATCGAGGTTGCCGATCGTGCGAGGGATGTAGTACATGTCCTGGCCGTAGATCGAGATGGCCTCGATGACCAGCTCCTCGAGGAGCAGCTGCTCTTGAGATGCGTTGTACTGATTGAAGAAGAAGTTCGTGACCCCTGTTGACATAGGATCCTCAGTATATCATGTCGGCTACTGGGATGCTGTAGCTCTCGATCATCTCCTTCTCGAGAATCGCGCGCTCCTCGGTGGCCTCGTTGTAGATCTGCTGGCCGTTGAAGACGATGCCGCCGGGCATCTGCATGTTGCCGAACTTCTTGAGGTTCGAACCCCACTGCTGCTTTATCAGGCAGGCCGCGTAGCGAGCGAGCCAGCGATCACCCCACGTCTTGGTGTAGGTGTCGGGGTCGATGACCATGTATGCCTCGACGATCAGGTAGTCGCCGACGTTGAGGGTCGTCCAGTCCATGTCGATGTAGAGCTTGTTGACGTGACGGTTGTACCTGATCGGCTTCTTGCCGACGAGGATCTGCTCGAGGAACTGAATGTGGGTCAACGCCATGACGTACGGTACCATCGACACCGAGGTGAGGGTATAGAGGTCGTTCAACGCGATCTGATAGCGGATGTTGAAGAGGTTGTTGGTGTTGAGAGCCGCGCCGACGTCGAATATGTTCACCGCGCCGATGATGTTGTCGGGCAACGTGATGTACTTGTTGGCGATGTCGGTAGGAGTTATCTGCCACTTGTAGTAGGTCTTGTCCGTACCGTCGAAGTGGTAGTCGGCGAAGTACAGCAGGGCCTCGTCGATGCGGTCGTCCACCTGGTCGTCATCTACGTTGATGTTGATGACCGGTGCGCCCAGCTTGCGCAGGCAGTAGTCCTTGAAGGTCTGGCGACTGTTTGGTATCGACATCCGATTACTCCGTTTGGTCTATTTATAGGATCACTTGATCACCCAAACACGAACTTCACCACGAGCAGCGCCGAGATAAGAACCGCCACCGCCTGGAGTAGTAGCAGCTACTGTTCCATTACCGCCATTTCCACCAAAAGTTGATAGAGCTATAGAGTTGGAGCCCGCGCCGCCACCGCCCCCAAATATAGAAATTCCCCCCGAATTTATATTGTTTGATGCTGCGCCACCGCCCCCAAATATACTTGCGCCGCCAGAAGAAGTATTTGAGCCGCCACCTCCGAATGTAGAAGTAGCAATACCTGTACCATTAGCTCCCCCTAAAGGACTGCCGCCAGTTCCTGTATTTGTGCCAACACCAAACAATCCACCACCACCAGCTCCAATTAAAGAACCGCCATTAAAACCTCCGCCATAAGCAGTTAAAAAATTTGTCGAATTTGACCAAAAAACAGTATTACCGCCAGTTACACCACCGCCACCGCCTAACCCAACAACAACATTACAAGTTGCGTTACATTGAGATAATAAAAATGTTCCAATAGCGCATGCGCCACCACCACCCGCCAACGATCCATCAGCTTTCGGACCTCCACCGCCACCCCACATCATTATGAAGACCTGCTCGTTGCCGGTCAGGCCGAGCGATGAGTTGGAGATAGGATTTGTCCACGTACCGTTGGCCGTGAAGATCTGAGTGTTGACGATCGCGCCGAATCCGGAAGTGCCGCCGGTAAAAGGAACGCCGCCGAGGGTCAGCTGAGGTACTGAGATTGCCGACGGAGTGATAGTTGAGGATCCTACCGTGATCTGAGAAGTATTGACCTGCACAGAACCTATAGAGATGTCGTTGTCGATGCTCAGCCCGTTGACCGTCAGAGAGTTGGTCTGAATCGAGTTCGATATGTTTGCGTTAGCTACTGTTAACTGCATTTGTTATTCCTGATTTATTAAGTTAATCACGCGACCTTCATTACCCATACACGAACCTCACCGCGAGCTCCTGCTCCTATAGATGATGTGTTATTTGAACCACCACCACCGCCTGGAATAGTAGGAGCAGTTGTGTTATTAGCACCATTACCACCAAAAATAGAAGAACCGCCTAATCCATTTTGAGTTCCGCCTCCCCCACCAAAAATGCTTGTTCCTCCATTTCCGCCAGTTCTAGCGCCTCCTCCACCTCCATATACAGAAGATCCTCCATTCGCACCACCACCTGAAGAGGCGCCGCCTCCGCCGAATGTAGAAGTTCCTCCTGGGTTTCCGTTAGCACCTCCAAGAGGTGATCCACCACCGCCAAGGGTATTTCCTGAGCTAAACCATCCTCCACCAGCACCTATAGAAGAGCTGTTTGCAGCAGTTCCACCATAAGCAGTGATCGTAATTGGTGTAGAGCTATTTGCATAAAAGATACTACTACCGCCGTCTAAACCAAGAGCACCGGTGCCAACGACAACATTACACACGGAGTTGCACTGCGATGCTAAAAGATTTACTATAACACAAGCTCCTCCCCCGCCACCAGCCGAATAAGAATTATTTCCACTACCACCTGCACCCCATGCCATGATCGTGACTAGGTCGTTCGGACCAGCATTAGCTGGTTTAGTCCAAGTACCGTTGGCAGTGAACACCTGGTAGTTGTATACGTTACCGTAGCTGGGTACGGCAGTGTAGGTCGTGCCGTTGAGCGTGATGCTGTTTGTCGTCAGTCCAGCGGAGGTCAGGACCGAGTTAACTGTCGAGTTGCCTACAGAGATCGCGGTCGAGTTGATGACGACGTTAGAGCCGAGCGAGAGGTAGGTCGAATTAGCGACAATGGTCTGGTTACTGGAAGAGTTACCTACGACTATAGAGTTCGCTGTCGTGTAGTCGTCAGCAAAAATTGTTGTTGCATTTACTGTTGACATTCGTTAGTTCCTAAAAGTATACAAATTAGGCCAATTTTCGAAGTGTATAAACACGAACCTCACCACGAGCTCCAGTTAGTCCTATACTGCTATTTCCACCGCCGCCGCCGCCTGGAGTTGTTGGAAGTGATGTACCGCTGCCGCCTTGACCACCAT